CACCCGCTCCTCCACCACCAGAAGCTGTTCCTGCTAATCCAAGTTGTGAACCTCCTCCTCCTCCTCCTGCTCTAGCAGTTGGAGTTGTATTAATTGAAGAAGTTGCTCCAGTTCCACCAGGTCCTGCTTGTGGTCCTGTGGCAGCTGTTCCAGCAACAGTTGCACCTCCACCCCCACCACCATTATGTGGATTTGTTGGTCCAAAAGCAACTATATTTCCATTTCCACCATTAGTTCCTTGAGCTGGTGCTACCGGTGGACTATTTCCTGTCCCAGCTTGTGCTCCTGATCCACAGTTTCTACTACCACCACCCCCACCTGAACCTCCAGGATTAGCATTACCACTACAAATTGGATATACACCACCCCCACCTCCACCAGTTGATGTAATTGTTGAAAAAACTGAAGGTGAACCTGAATTTTTAGTATTAACAGGTTGTGTAGTTGTAGCACCTCCACCACCTACTGTAATTGGATAACCCTGAACTGAAACTGGTAAAGCTGAAACACCTGATCCTAAAGGAGATATTGTATAAGAACCTGAAGCTGTTCCTGAAGATTCTCTATATCCTCCTGCTCCACCTCCTCCACCACCTTGATAACTTGTTACTCCAAAACCTCCAGCACCACCTCCCGCTACAACCAAATAATCAACTGTTGTTGAACCTGCGGGATTACCAACAGAACTAACTGTAAAAGTTCCTGGACCTGTAAATGTATGAATTTTGTAATCACCAGAAGTAGTTACTGTTCCACCTGTTGCTACAATAAATGTAGGTAATGGTAAATCAGACCTATTTCCAGAATCTGTTACAATCCAACCTTGTGTTGAATCTACATAAACAAAAGTTACTGAAATACCGTTAGTTGATAAAAATCCATTAGTTGCAGAACCTGCAATATTAGAACCATTTCTAGCAATGGTTACATTATTTGTTGCAAAAGTATTTGCATAATCACATATACCAACAATGTCTCCAGCACTCGGTGTTGCTGGAAGAGTTACTGTAAATGCTCCTGAAGTTGTATTACAAAAATATCCATTACCACTTACTGCTGTGAATCCTGTAGTTTTAGCTGTTGTGTCCCAGTTAACTGATCCTGTTCTTCCAAATCCTGAAGAAGTAGCACCACTAGCTAATGTAACTGTATCTCCAGTTGTACCTACTGTAAGTGTATTACCGCTGTATGATACTATTTCATTTACTTTAAGTGTTGGCATTTATTTATTCCTTTGGATATTTAGCTTTAACTGCATTAATTGCTTCTTGCCATTTATTAGTACCATTCACTTTGTCCCAATATTGCAAATCTAATTGTTCTTGAATAGATGGATATTCTTTTGCTCTATCTCTTTGGTATTGTTTAGAATTATAATCTGCAATTAATTCTTGTTGCTTAGCAAGTATTTCATTTGCAGGAATTGGTGTAGTTCCATTATGCCATTCAATAGTATTAATATCATCTCCTCTTACAACAATTTCTGCATTAGGATTTATTGATAAAATTGTTTTAGTAATATCTATTTTCATAATTAACCTGCTATTTCCATAAGTGTAATTATACTTTTGTTTGATTCATTTTGTGCATAAGCACTTGTTCCACCATTTGTATCTTTTGCTATTTGTGTTTTATAAGTTACTGAACTTGTTGTTGATGGAGAGTCTAAATAACATAAAGATATATTATGAAATATACCAATACCACTTGAACCAGAATCATAAGCCCAAAAATTTCCATTTCCGCTTGTTGTTGAAGCATAAATATCTGTTGAACCTCTCATTAATTTCCATTTCATTGTTGCATACTGACCACCAGTTTGTAATACACCAAGAACCTGACTTGTTAAAATAAGTATTTTATTAGAAGCTGAAGATGGTGTTATTGAACCTGTTAAATTACTATCAGTATAAGTAGTTGATGAAACACTTACTAATGTAGAAGTTTCTGCTTGAACAACCTTCACCACCGCACCCGTTCCTAATTTAGTTGTAGCTATAGCTGCTGATGAAGCTATATCAGCATTAACAATAGAGCCTGCTGGAAAACTAATTGATGCAGAACTTGCATTAAATGTAGTTCCAGATGGAATAACAACTGTTTGACCACTTCTAGCAATAGTAATAGTAGTAGCATTTGTCTGCGTAATTAACGTAGACGTATTATTATTCTGAATTGTATCAACTTGTAAAATTCCACCCATTATATTATTACCAAACTTCCAGTTACTGTTTGTGTTCCTGTTATACTAACAGGTCCTGCTAATACTCCAGATTGAATTGTTTGATCTTGAGTAAGTGTTGTTGCATGTGTATTAACAAATGTTTGTGCATTCATATATGGAGAAGGTGTCCATTTAGCAGGTAATGTACAAAATACATCTTTTGTACCTGATGAAAAATTTACTAAAGCATTTGAATTAGAACTAGAAATAATTGAATCTCTAGTAAAGGTTGTAGCGTTTGTTAATGATCCAATACCAACTTCCCACTGATCTGCTAATGCAATAGTGTAATAAGTTGAATTTCCAGATCCGATGCCAGAAGAAAAACTTTGAAAACCTGTTTGAGCTCCGCTTAATGTAACAGTGCCTGTACCAAGAGTTGCAGTAGTTTCTTTGACCCTATCGTTTATAACAAACGCCATAGAACCACCTACCTATTAACTAATTCTTAATATCGCCGCTGCTGCTGTAAATGCTGGGAACTGAATTGTAAATGTTCCAGCAGTTGCTGTTTTATCTCCACCAAAACTTAATGCACAAACTGCTTTGTTAGAAGAGCTTGTATTATAAATTAAAGCGCCAGCTGCTGTTAATGTAACACCTGTAAAAGATAAATCACTAAACGTAACAATACCTACTCCTGTATCAAGAGAAGTTTGTTGTCCAGTTAATACTCCACCTCCAGCTGTGTATTGTCCGCTTGCAGAAACTTCACCTGTTGAAAGGTATGAAGTTGTTACAGAACTTAATACTGCTGCTGATGTGTAAAGTGCTAATTTAAAAGTGTTTCCGCCAGTTGCAAAATTGTGTTGTGCGCCTAGGACTTCTTGTTTAAAACTGTTACATACTGCTTGTGTAATTGCCATTTTTTATACTCCTTATATTAATTTTATGGTGATGGTGAATTAATTTTAATTCTTAATGAACCATCAAAGTACTCGTCTCTACGTCTTCTACCTGTTTGTTCTAACGTAAAGCCTTGTAGAGCTGTATTATACTTGTCTTCATACAATTTGTACATATCCATTGGACCTTTTAAATAAGCAAAAGCTTCAACTAAACAAGCATATAATAATAATTGAGGTGCATTTTCACTAATATAAGTAGTGGTATTAGTAGAACTTAAATTATCAGGTGTATATACATAATCTAAAGTTACTGAATAAGCAGCATCTGGTGTAGGAGCTACTTGAATAGCTGTTTCTCTATACATTGAATAGTACTTGGGAAAGCCACTACTATTAGATGCATTATACTCAGTGATAAAAGTATCATCTCTAGGTTGCAAAGATACCATAACATTTGAAGTATTTGTTGCAACAACTGATCTTACAATTAGAGCTCTTCTAATAGAAGTTGAACCTTCGTCTGTAGAATCATTAGGTAATTGTAAATATTTATTACCAGTATTAAAAGCAGATGTTGCATATTCTCTAGAATAGTCTGCGTCTGTTTCTCTAAATATTCTATATTCAGAATTTTTAATAAAAGTATCACAAAGACTATCTGATAAAACAGTAGAATCTACTTCTGTGTAACTTCTTATATTTGATAATAGTTCAGCGTATGTCATGATATTCTAATAGTTACTCTTCCAACAGCTGTATAAGCTGATCTGTTTGTATTAATTATATCGCCACTTATACCAGGCATCATACTACCTTGAGATTCAGTTAAAAATTGACCACCCCAATAGTATAAATCTAATTGAACAGTTTCGTCTGTACCACGTCTAACGTCTGCTCTAGCGTTTCTTAATCCTTGAGCATCTGCTTTGTGGTGTCTTGGATCTAATTGAGGATGTTTAGCCTCATATTCAGTAAAATGAACAAATGAACCATTCCATTCTGTTCTCATTTCTCTATATGGAAATTGTTGTCCAGATCTATCTGATATTGCTAAAGCTCTTTTACCTGTTGAAAATGGCATTACACACTTCTCCCAAAGTATGTGTATGGAGAGATATAAACAGAAGTTCTTTGAGAATCTTCTTCTAATGCTCTTTGTAGTTCATCTTCATACAACATTTTTAATGTTTGAATTCTATCTGGTGCTACTTTTTGTGATAAATAATAAGCAAGTCCTGAAACCATTGCTGGTAAAAATCTATAAGGAACATTTGCTTGATTATTATATTCACCTGCGTCTTGTATTCTAGCTATGTAATAATATTTTACATACATGTAAGTAATATTATTTGGAGCAAGATATAAAGATACCGTAGGATTAACTTGTCGGTTTACATAATACTGTGAAGGTTGTCCTGTTTGACCTTTATTTGGTAAAGCTGCATAAGCAGATCTATCAATTTTACTTAATGTTAAATCTTTTGTGTTTAATTCAATGTCTTCTGAAGTAGATATATAAGCTTCTAATA